TTACAAGCCGAGATCGAGGCCGAACAGAAAAAAATTAGTCAACTTAATGAAGACCGGGCACCTCTCGCGGCAGAGAACAGGAAGATCGAATCAGAAGTCGGTCCTATAAAATATATCGCGGCCTTGGTCTATGGAGATAATCCTGATCAAAATGTATTGGAACGAGCCGTCAGACTTGTGATCATTATTATTGTGTTGGTGTTTGATCCCTTAGCACTGGTGTTAATATTGGCCGCACAACAAAGTATCAAATGGGCCCGAGAAGAACAAGCCAATAAAGCACCGTACGAAGAATCAGGGTTAACTTTAGACGAACAAATTGCAGAGGCAGATGCGGCGTCGGGAGTCGCTGAACCCATAGTTCAGAACGAGCTCGATGAGCCTCAAACTAAGTTTGACCCCTTGGCATATTTGAAACGGCCCTTTGAGCATTTTAAGAATCTCATGCCCATGGTGGCACCTCCGGCGCCCAGCACACATGCCATTCACGAAGATGCGGCCGCTATGGCCATAACGCCGCCCGAAGAGATTCCGGAGGTTGAAACTAGACCTTTTACAGAAGCAGAAGTGGTGGCCTTGGAAGAGCACGGCAAGCACATGTCATTCATACAAGACAGCGACCACTTGATCTACAAGGGTGGTAGTTACAGTATTGAATCTTTCAAGCATCAATTTCCCGAACTGAGTGCCTTGGCCGACAACCATCCCAGTTTGGGCAACCAGTCCAACGCTGACTTTGGAACATCATTTCCGCTGAAGCCGGTAAAAGGTGATATGTTTTTGCGTACAGATTATCTACCCAGTAAACTGTTCAAATGGAACGGATCCAAATGGGTAGAAAGCGACAAGTCGTTGACTGATAACTACGCATTTAATGAAGCCTACATCAAGCATTTAGTAGATAAGATCGCATCGGGTGAGTACGACCCAGACGAGCTCACTGAAACAGAACAGACTCAAATAGCTGAATATTTGAAAAATCAACAATCGGGCAAATCCGAGTAAATAGTACATGTCATATTATAAACCAAAACCAATTCGAGGATGTAGTGTAATTGTTCAAAATGATCAAGTAGACAAAGCTCTGCGTAAGTTCAAGAAAAAGATACAAGAGTCCGGTCTGCTCGAAGAAGTAAAAGAGCGCCAACATTTTGAAAAACCCACCACTGAGCGTAAGCGCAAACGTGGCGCGGCACAGGCTCGCTGGCGTAAAAAACTGCGTGAACAAGAATTACCAAAAAAGTTGTATTAAATAATTTTTTCTGTATAATAAATAAACATGTAGTGCCAATAATGGGCTACATACCAAAGTCATAACTTGCTTATTAAGGAGATATAATATGACACAATTCACACTTCACACCCTCGATTTACCTAGCCTACACCGTCATGCCATTGGCTTTGACCAATTGTTTGAGCAGTTAAATCGCACTTTCGCCAACAGCAAAAGCGACGGCAACTATCCTCCACACAATGTGGTCAAACTTGACGACACACATTATGTGATTGAGTTGGCAGTGGCCGGCTTTGCTCAAAGCGAAATTGATGTGGAACTAAAGGACAACATCTTGACAGTCAAAGGCGACAAGGCCAAGGCTGATGAAGAAGTTGAATACCTACACAAAGGTATCAGTGCTCGCAACTTTGTTCGCACATTTCCTTTGGCCGAACACATTGAAGTTCGTGGGGCCACAGTCAAGAACGGTATTCTTGCTATTGCACTAGAGCAAATAGTACCCGAAGAGGACAAGCCCAAAAAGATTGCAATTACTTTCACAAAGTAATATAATCTAAACAAGGGCGGACTCATCCGCCCTTGTGTTACATATCATAATCATGTCAGAATCTGAAATTAAAATTCGCCCCACCATAGCAGTCAACACAAAGATCAAAGAGCCTAGTCAGACTAGAGTAATTTACATCAATGACGAAGTGACCACGGTGGAGTTTGTGGTAGAAACACTCAAACTGATTTTCAACTACGATGAATCAGGTGCAAACGCAATCACACAAAAAATACACGAAGAAGGCTCAGCCATTGTGGCAGTTCTGCCACATGAGATTGCTGAACAAAAAGGATTTGAAGCCACACTACTGGCTCGTAACAACGGTTTCCCACTCACAGTCAAACTCGAAACAGAAACATGATTTTCAATCACATCAAAGTACTCAAAGCCGAGGGTAAAAAAATCGGCATCACATTCTCAACCTTTGACATGCTACACGCAGGACACATTGCCATGTTGAGTGAAGCAAAGAATCATTGCGATTATCTCATTTGTGGCCTGCAAACAGACCCCACAATTGATCGTCCCGAAACCAAAAACAAACCTGTGCAAAGTATTGTGGAAAGACAAATCCAATTGGCGGCATGCCGTTATGTGGACGAAGTTGTTGTATACCAAACCGAACAAGATCTAGTGGATCTGTTGTTGATCTTGCCGTTAGATGTGCGTATTCTGGGTGTAGAATATCAAGACAAAGATTTCTCCGGACAACAAGAATGTTGGGATCGTGGCATTGTGTTGGTGTTTAACGGCAGGGATCACTCATTCTCCAGTTCAGGTCTTAGGCAACGAGTTGTAGCGGCTGAAAGCCAAAAGCTCTTGACACAACCTCGATAATAGTGTATAATACAAGCATGGATGTAATGCTTGATTTAGAAACACTAGGAACTCGCCCAGGCTGTGTGATACTCACACTGGGTGCAGTTAAGTTTGACCCATATAGTCTTAAAGAACCCGGGCCGGGAATTTACTTCCGCGTGGATGTAGATGAACAAACAGCACTGGGTCGCGAAGTACAAGAAGACACACTCAATTGGTGGATCAGTCAAGCCGACGACATCCGCGAAGAAGCACTGGGCGAATCGGACCGTGTTAGTCTAGACACCTTATATCGAGACCTCAATCGATTCCTAGTGGGTGCCAACAACATCTGGGCACAGGGTCCGTTGTTTGACTTTGCTATACTGGAAAACTTGTATAGACAAATGGGATGGCCTACCCCGTGGCAGTACTGGCAAATTCGTGATAGCCGTACCCTGTTTGGTGTACACGGCGATCCTAGAATCAAGGGCAAAGCGGGTCTACACAATGCCTTGGAAGATTGTGTTAGTCAGGCAGTAGCAGTACAGCAGGTATACAATAAACTAGGGATACAAAAACAATAATGCAGATAATTTTTAGTCGTGAAGTAGCAGAAGAATTGCGAAAACAGCACACGGTGCTGGAATTAGAAACCATAGTCAAAGATGGCGTAACCATTGATGCCTATTGTGTTGTTCCTGCAGATCGAATCAATCTGGCAGAGTTATCCCAGCTTGAACACAATTGTAAACTGCATCAGGCTTTTGTTGACGCTTACAAAATCAAAGACTTCAAGATCTGCAACGATCTTTTCCCACACATACTTGGCAAATTTGGCGGGGAAGTGGATACTTTTTATCAAGAAATTGTTCAGCGAATTGCCAATCTACAGCAAGATTTTAACACTAGATAACTTTTACCCGATTCTTACTTAAATAACGAGTAGGAATCGGAGCATGACCATAATTACATTAAAGTCTCCGGTTATCCCTATTTAAGGGGTAATTCGTGGATCCATTAACACTCTTTGCATTAGCCAACGGGGCCGTTGCCGCCGTCAAAAAAGGCTGTCAGTTGTACAAGGACATCAAAGGAGCTGCCGGTGATGTCAAGGCTGTACTCAAGGATCTTGACGAGCAATTTAGCAAAGCACACCCGCCTGAAAAACCAGCCAGCTTAGAAGCACGAAATCAATTTGTACAAGAAAAAAATCGCATAATTGAATTAAACAAACGCGACGGCGAGACCACAGGCATCTATACCGAACTCGGAGAACACCTTGGGGCCTACTACGACAACTACTACAAGTGCATGGCCATCTTTGAAGAAGAAGAAAAGCACAGTCAGCACGAGATCTATTCGGGTGATGCAAGCCTGGGCAAACGTGCCTTACAACGGGTGCTGATGAAAAAGCAGTTAGAACAGATGGGCACAGAACTGCGTGAGATCATGGTGTATCAAAGTCCTCCAGAACTGGGTGCGCTACACACCGAAGTGGAAGAGATGATGGAGAAGATGGGCAAGCAACAAAAAATTCTTGTTGTCAAGCAGATGCAGGCGGATCATATTCGAGCAGTTCGACGACGCCGACGCCTGGATGCCATATGGGCCAATGCGGCCTGGGGCATTGCCCTCATGGTCATTGCAATTTCCATTGGGCTAATGATGGTGTTTGTGATTCAGGACAGGATAAAAAAATATCCACAACTGGGAACAGGAATCGTGCCCAAGACAGAACGACAACGGCAGTATGAAGCTGAGCCTAAGCGGTATGTCGGAAGATAAACTTCAATAATAGAACAACTAGGCCTGCGGCAACAGCCGCACTCAACAGCAAGATCAGCAGAGTCCATACCAGTACTCGTGCTACAGTATTTTCAGTTACCAGGTTGTTTAATTCTTCAAAAAAGCTCATAATGTATTTAGATTATATTTCTAAAAATAAAAATACATACATATATGAGTTGGTTCAATCGCGCCCCAAGACCCAAAAATCCTCCGCACTCACCTCCTCCAAAACATTTTAGTCCTTTTGCTGAACAGGTACTGAATGAGACCAAACAGCAGGTGCGTGGAAAAATTTCTAAAAAGAAAAATAATAACAGGTAAATACTAGTTTAAGGAGCCAGTATGCGACAATCAGTACTGGCGTTCCTATTCTGCCTAACCGGCTCTATAGCCAACGCCCAACCTGCAGTTCAACTTGATAAGCCAGTTGCTTGCAGTACTCTCAAAGCGGTTGTAGAACAACTGAGTGGCATGTACGGCGAAGAACCACACTGGACCGGGCTGGGGCAGAGTAGCAAGTACATAATGCTCGTCAATCCCAAAACTCAAGCCTGGACCTTGGTTGAATACACAGATACCATAGCCTGCATCATTGGCACCGGTGAACGATCAACCCTGTTGCGTTTTGGACCTACTACATAATAAATTTCTGCACAGAAGATAAATAATTGTATGCAAACGCCAACGCAATGTTGACGCAGACGCTGTCGAAACGCCTGGGGTAGTGACCCTTTTACTAGCATGTTATGCCTAGAACGCTTGCAAATCCCTTACTATTTTAAATGGAGAAACCATAAATGAGCACAAAAATCCGTTGGGTAATCGCACACGAGCCACTAAATCTATTTGTTCGTGCTGCCAAAGACTTCCAAGATCACTTGAACGCCGCTATCAAGAACGAAAGCGACAAAGTTGAAGTTGAAATCATGACACTGACCGAGTACAGCCACAAGTACAACGATGGTGTAATGGTCACAAAACACGACCTGTTGGACCTAATGGCCCAAGGCAAGATCGAAATGAGCCAAATGTACACCACATGGTTGGCTGAACACTATGAACAAGACATGTTGGCATTTGATTTGCCATACATCTTCGCAGATCATGACCATGCAACTCGCGTGTTGGAAGGCGAAGTTGGCGAAGGCTTGTTGGCCAAGTTGAAAGAAAAGAGCAATGTGCGTGGCTTGAGCTACACATACTCAGGCGGTTTCCGTCAAATGATCAGCAACAAAGAAGTCAGCACACTGGCCGAATTGGCAGGTACCACACAGCGTAGCAACCGTAACCCAGTTGCTCAAGCAACTTACCGTGAATTGGGATTGAACCCATTTGTTTGCGAACTAGAAGAAATTGTTGACAACATGAATGCTGGCAACTGCGAAGGTGCAGAAACCAACTATCCACGCATTTACCCCCTGGGACAAAATGCAGTGACCAAAACAGTATTGGATACAGAACACTCATTGTTCTTGACCACTATGATCATTGGTGATCGTTTCTGGGAAAGTCTAAGCCCTGAAGTCAAGGCTGTGATCAAGACTGCCGCATTGGAAGCTGGTCGCGAAGAGCGCAAAGAAACCATCCGTGATGGTGAAATTGCCAAGCAAAAGCTGACTGCTGAAGGCGCAAAGATTCAACCTTTGAGTGCAGAAGAATTGGCCTGGGCCAAGTCACAAACTGCTGTAGTGTATGATCAGTTCCGTGACATGTTCACACCAGGATTGGTTGACGCTATCCGTAAGCAAGCCTAATAGGCATTGAGCAAGAAACGGGCTTCGGCCCGTTTTTTTATGACTAAATACAAAGTTAGCACTGATTTTCAACAAGGATTACAACATGGGATTCGTTCTTACATACCTCGGCATCGGGTTTATTTCAGTATTTGGGTGGAACAGCGGACAGATAGTTTGGGACAAATACGTTGAACCAACTTCTGTAGAGCAACACACAGACAATCCGGCACCAACAAAAAAAGACGCATTTAAAAAATAACATGAAACCCACCATTGCACTATTTTTGTATGATCCGAAATGTAGTGTACAGTCGGGCAACGGCATAATCAGAGCCTTGCAAGATTATTATAATTTTAAAATCTTCAGCAAGAATCAAATCGAAAACAACTTCTTCGACGGAGTAGACATGGTGGCCATACCTGGCGGCTTTGGTGATGCCAGCAGTTTTGACATTGGGTTCAAGCACAACATGTCTGTGGTCAAACGATTTGTGCGTCGAGGTGGAAGATATCTAGGCGTGTGCATGGGCGCATATTGGGCCGGAAGCCACTATCTTAATCTGCTGGATGGTGTAGATGCTGTACAATACATGCGACGCCCAGGCACAGACACACGCAGACCCCATGCAAAAAACATCAACATCACTTGGCAAGGCCAACCCATGAACATGTTTTGGTACGATGGCTGTGCTTTGGTAGGCGATCATAGAAAATTCAAAACCATAGCCACCTATGCCAACGGCGACAGCATGGCCATTGTGCAAAACAACATAGGCCTAATAGGATGTCATCCTGAAAGTGACGAATTCTGGTATGATGGTTACAGTTGGATGCGAGGTCTGTATCATGGTGGCCAACATCACGCCTTGTTGTTGGACTTTGTGAACCAACTAAATAGATAATGCTTGATATAGATTACGAATTGGGTTACGATTTTACAGAATCGCCTAAACGAAACTTGGATTTCTTTATACCATTATCACTGCACATTGATCCTGCAGAATATGAAATGGCACAACAAACTGTTGTTGCAAATCTAAGAAACAGTTATAATAATAAAAGAATTGGTCACAGGGCAATACCTGCCAAGCCAGATCAATGGACCAAGACCTTGGCCATCTGCAACAGTTTTCTTAACCCCGTTGGCCTGGTGTGCAATAATTTGACAGCATTCATAAGCAACAGAAATCAAACAGCATGGAGTATTCATCGTGATGCATATTTTCTTCCCACTGACCCCGACTCGGTAATGGTGTTGGAAGCACGAATATCGTTCTATGAATTGTGTGAAGCTCCTGGGGCACTACGAATGTGGAATGTTGACGATATAGAAGTTGAAATGACACGAGAAAATACACCAATCAGAGCCAACGGGCTGGCCAAAATAGCCGAGGATCTTCGTGTAGGCACAATGTTTTGGCCCGAAGTACCGCCGCCGGCATTTTCGTCAGTGACTTCATGTGCCAGCGCATTGATTAGAACTGAACGGCCGCACCACATAATACAAGGCAACGGATTTAGATATGTTATTTCCAGTACTGTTACCTTTGCTAACGGCAATCCCAAGGGTGTGTGGAATCACCTGTTACAGAACTTAGACCGATTGGGAGTTTGAAATTGTTAAAGAAACTGATTGTGTGGTTGTCTTTGACACTACCGTTAATGGCAACAGCCGTACCCAAAATAATCGACGATGCAGATGACTTGACAGCTCGTAGTTGGCTGGTAGCAGATGCCGACAACCGTGTATTGGCCAGCAAAGACACCACAGCGGTCCGCTCAATTGGCAGTATCACCAAAATTATGACTGTGCTGACTGTGGTGGAATCTCGTCCGTTAATGGATCAGTACCTGACCTATAATAAAAAACTTCGATTGACCAGACAAGAACTGATAGAAATAGCCTTGGTACGCAGTGACAATCATGCCGCAGATGTATTGTGTACCAACCACTTGGGTGGCTACAAACAATGCATAGAAGCTATGAACCAATTGGCGCAACGATATGGACTAGAACATACTCGCTTTGTTGATGCATCGGGTCTAATGGCCGGCAATGTCAGCACCGCAGAAGATCTATTAAAGTTGTTGACCATAGCTGAAAAGAATTATTTGATTGTTGGTGCGGCCAGTAAAACCAATGTGAAAATAAAAAACAAAAAGCGATGGCTGGTATTCAAACAAACCAATCCCTTGATAGGGCACAAGCACAAATTCATTGTTAGTAAAACTGGAACCACCAATGCCGCAGGCGGATGTATCGTATTAACTGTGGAAACCGAACGCGGACTACGCCGTGTTGTAGTACTGGGTAGCCGTAACAGTCGAACTCGTATACCCGAAGCTGAGTTTATCTACAGCACTAATTGACCAGCTGGCGATATAGTTGTCGTAAACTGGCAAGATTGTAGTCGATATCCTGTGATTTTAATGCCTTGGCTATGCTGTCAGTTAATTCAGCGACTACTATGGGTCTTAGATCAAAGAACAAGTGATTAAAATTGTGTTCCACTATATGTTGCATGTCCAATCGCATGTTTTGTTGTTGTGTATGTGTTAGCCCAGCAAGGCCATTGACAATGTCAACAACTGCTCCTATACGTTGACCAGGATCGGCTATATCATCATAGCCTTCGTCCCAGTAGTCTCCAAATGTTTTAAATCCGTAGTCGCGCAAGTAGGCTAGATTGCCACAGCCTGCCAACAGCATGAAAGGTTGTCCGCTCACTATGGGTTTAAATGCCTTTTCGGTTAGATGTAACTTGTCTTTGTAAAAATCTGTTTCAGTCACTATCTGTACCATTGATTGTTGTGAATGTGGCAAATCCACTGTGGCACTGAGGTAACCGTCTACGGTATCAATGTCAATGATTCTATTGGTCAATTGATGTGCCTGTTGACGAAATATATCTCGAGACTCTGTGCTGTACCAAGCACAGTCATCAACTATCTTTGCCAAGTATTTCTGTCCGGGCGAATTGAAACTGACAAGACCTTGATCTATTAGATTTTTGCTGTATAATCTACACAGTAGATCAATGCGATGCGCTCTGTAGGGATTGACCAGATTGTTGTAACTTATGTACAAATGTTCGTGGTCCTTGTAAACAGGCTTGTTCCATCGGTACTGATGATACCACTCATTTGCCGCAATAGCATGAAAGAAATAATAAATACTTTGGGCATTCATGCCATTTGTATATCGATCAACTGTGCTAGACTTTTCACTGGTTACAAGAAAACGCCGACCTGGCGTAAAATACCAATCAGCTGCCGATCTAACATAATGAATTAACTCGGGATGAATAGGTTCTTGATCAAAAAATAAAACGCTGTGCTTGCCGTTGTTGACCATGGTACCTTCAGATGAAATATGATAGTACGGGGACTCGTCAAGTATTGCAGAAACATAATGTAAATCAAAATCTAGCTCACGGAAAAAGTATTGATGTAACAGTCTATACCAATTATTGAAACTGACAAAATTAAAGGAACTCATTGATGAAAATAGGATTTATTGGGATTGGAAAACTGGGAATGGCCTGTGCTGAAGTAATGGCTACTCAGCATGAAGTAACGGGCTATGATATTTATCCACGAAAAAGTGACAAGATTAGAATATCTGATAACCTTCGCGGAGCTGTAGTTGACCAAGATATTATTTTCATTGCAGTACAAACACCACACGATCCTGTATATGGCGGTGAACAGCCTATCACACACTTGAAGAACAAAGATTTTGACTATGAAAAAGTCACCCAAGTGTTGAGAGATGTTGATGCATGGGCACAGCCCAATCAATTGGTTGTGTTGATCAGCACAGTATTACCGGGCACCACTCGTCGATTATTAAGACCCAATATCACCAATGCTCGTTTTGTTTACAATCCGTACCTGATTGCCATGGGTTCAGTTGAATGGGACATGGTCAATCCCGAAATGGTCATTATTGGCACAGAAGATGGGTCAGTGACTGGTGATGCCAGAGAATTAATTGCATTTTATAAAACCATAATGCAAAATGATCCCCGATATGAAGTTGGCACATGGGACGAAGCTGAATGTATCAAGGTATTCTACAACACATTTATCAGCGCCAAGATTGGCCTGGTCAACATGATACAGGATGTGGCTGTGCGACAAGGCAATATCAATGTAGATGTGGTCACAAATGCTCTGGCCAACAGCAGAATGCGTATCATGGGACCAAAGTACATGACAGCAGGACTGGGCGATGCCGGACCTTGTCACCCCAGAGACAACATTGCACTACGATATCTTGCGGAAGAATTAGATTTGGGTTATGACCTGTTTGATGCTATAATGAAAGCAAGAGAACGCCAGGCTAAAAATTTAGCAAAGTTTGTTCGTGATGTTGCTGTGGAGCGCGGGCTAGAAAAATCAGTTTACATTCACGGCAAAGCCTACAAACCCAACGTGGCTTATACTGAAGGCAGTTATAGCCTGCTGGTTGGGTACTACTTGGAAGAAATGGGAATCAAACCTTACTATATTGATCCGCTGACTGAACCCACTCATGTAACATTTGCCATTGGGGTGTTCTTGTTGGCACATAATCAACAGATAACATATGGGTACAGTGGTAATACCGCAGAACAGCCGTTGTATTGTGAGATTGGATCGGGTAGTGTTATTGTGGATCCCTGGAGAACCTACACCACAACCAAGCCCAACATAAAGGTAATACATTATGGCAACACACGCAATAACCAAGTATAAGATTCCCAAATTTTGGGACGACGAATTCAAGTCGTTGAACTACATCAATGAATCTTTCAACGACGAAGACAATTTAAAATTGTGGATCAGGATGGGTTTTGCTGACAGATTTACTGGTGACATGTGCGACATGCGTAGTCCACAGCCCCGGTGGAATCGGCAGTTTGTCAATATCTTCACTCAATTGGGGTGGCAAGATATTGGTACCAGTTACTACCGTATGAATACCGGCACCATACTGCCCACACATCAAGACCTTTATAAAAAGTACATTGATATTTTTGACCTACAGGGCCAAGAACACACTATTCGTCGTGCAGTGGTGTTCTTAGAGGACTGGCGCCCCGGACACTATGCCGAATACAACGACCAACCGTTTACCAATTGGTCAGCTGGATGGACCATTGAGTGGCAGTACAATGCGCCACACATGGCAGCCAATATGGGATTGACACCGCGTTACACTTTACAAATCACAGGACATGTATGATATCAAGTTGGAATGAATGGGACAGTTTACAACGAGTTGTGGTGGGCGATGCCACTGCGGCCAATTGGCCTGTGTACGATCCAATCTTTAGATCCGAAGAACAAAAAACTCTGTGGAAGGAAACTCCGCTACCTGCAGGTCCTGTACCCGAGTGGATCATTGAAGAGACCAACGAAGATCTGCACATCTTGTGCGAGGTCTTGACTCGATTAGGCGTGGAAGTGGTACGACCCAACACAATAAACTTTCAAACGCATGACGGGCTATATAATTATTGTCCCCGTGATAGACTATTGATATTGGGTGATACTGTGGTTGATACTGCCATGATGTATCCTTGCAGGGACATGGAGTATCAATGCTACATCGACATCTTGGAAGATGCTGGGCGTATCATCACTATGCCGCGCACACAGGGCATGGTGCTAGATGCGGCCAACATACTGCGCCTGGGCGAGAATCGACTGTTGTACCTGGAAAGTGCATCGGGCAATCGCCTGGCCTACTATTGGTTACTGCGAAACTTGCCCGCCACGACCAGTATTGAATTGTGCAACTTCTACAGCGGAGTACACATTGATTCAACCATCGTACCCTTGCGAGAAGGCTTGGTATTATTGAATGGCAGTAGAGTCAATGAAGGCAACTGTCCTCGGGCCTTCGACGGGTGGGCCAAGATCTATATAGACGATGTAGTGGCGCAAGACTTTTACCAGTATCCTTATGCATCAAAATGGATAGCATTGAACATGTTGGTGGTTGATACTGACACTGTGATTGTGGATCGACATCAAACCGAATTGATTCGTTTGTTGGAGCGCAAAGGATTTGATTGTGTGCCATTGGAGTTGCGCCATAGTCGTACCTTGGGCGGTGGGTTTCATTGTGTTACATTAGATTTGGTTCGGGTCGCTAAATAACTGTATGACCAATTTTGATAGATACACAGACAGCATCCATTCGGCGTTTGATCGCAATGCACACTCACAAGATGTCATTAACAAAAAACACGAAATAATTGCCAGTGTGTATGAATTTTATAATTCGGTACCCGACTCAGTTTTGTTTGTGGGATACAATCCTGCAATCATTGCATCCAAAGTCAAAAATGTTTCAATAACCGAAATCAGTGAGACGGCAAGAACAGCATTGACCAAAAGTGGTGTCAAGTTCGACTACATAGAGTATGCAGACTTACACAAATTAAACAAACAATTTGATGTTGTGATTGCACTGGACGAATACTTTACCTTTGCTCAATCTGATGAAGAACAGCAACATCAAATTCGATTATTTTGTAATCTAGCTCGCCAGTTTGTAATAAGTACACTGAAGGACTACAAAAATCAAGACTACAAAGATAGGGAGTACAGTCAACCAGTGCTGTTGCGATCTGGTTCAAATAAAACTACCTATATAGAAAGTCACGATTGGGACATAAAAGATCGTGCAGTTTGGAAAACTTCGGTTTTTGAAATAGATCAAACTGCCAACAGTCTACAAACTTACGGACCTTTTAATCGCAGAACTATGTACTTCAAACAGTTGGCCAAATTCAGCTTGGATGCAGGTGCTGAGAACTTCTTGATACACAAGAATCTCATGTACAAGAGCTTGGTCAAGCGCAATTATGAACATGTAATTTCAATAACATTTGATGGACTCCAATAACATACTGGCAGGATTGGTTGACACACTTTCGCAACAGATACTCAAAGAAGTATCGGCCAAAGTTGATGCCAGTTTAGCCGACACAATCAATCAACAACTCAGTGCAGTAAATGTTGCCGCTCGTGTTGATGCGGCAGCCAAATCAGAAGCCAAGGTTGCCGCCGCACAATACCAGCCAAATTTAAATGCCATTGACAAGCAATTGGCCGCGTCAACCAAAGCCATTGTGGACAATATTTCTGTCAGCGCAAAACGATTGGTTGACGAAGTAATAACAACAAAAATCAACAGCATTGATTTTGACCAAGCCATTGCAGCCGCGCTGGCATTGGTCATCGATCAACGACTCACAGAGTTTGATTTTCCTGAAAACAGTATAAAGAGTACTGCAATCGAGCAGATAGGTACCATCAGTGGCAATACAATTCGTGGTGGTATTATCAAAGAGTTCGGTAGCACAGGCATAGATGACAAAGCCACCGACTGTCGTATGACCATCATGGATGATGTCACAGTGGTTGAAAACAACTTGTTGACTAGAGATCTAACAGTAAAAGGCGATACTGTGTTTGAAGGCAACCTGGCTTTGAATGGAACCATATTGGAAACCAGCCCGGGATTTGTCACTGTGGTCAATGCCGCTTCACAGCAGGTACAACAAGGACTAAACGACGAGCTATTCACAAAGTTTAGTCGTCACTTGTACACAGAGATACATCAACACGGATTGGATCTGTCACACATAAAACTAAATGGCAAAGATTTGGTGCTTGATAATCGACTAGGCGATGCTATATTGGAAAGCAAGTTGCAAAAAGTAGGTGTGCTACAAGACTTGATGGTGCGTGGGGAATCATTGATCTACAATACCTTGTACACTGGCAGTAAACGAGTGGGCATAAACACCATGGAACCCAACAGTGCTTTGAGTATTTGGGATGAAGAAATTGATCTCAATATTGGCAAACTGCAACAAGGCGTGGCACAGATATCATCCAATAGAGATCAACTGTTGGTGATAGGAACCAACGGCAAAAAGAATCTAATATTAAACACTGATGGATCAGTCACAGTACCCAGACTGCAATTGGGTACCACCAGTGTCAGCGTGAGTGTTACCCCACCAACCAATGATGCTGAAAAAGGCACCATTGTGTTCAATGGCAATCCCAGCGTGGGCGGACCGATGGGTTGGGTCAGCTTGGGACAGGCTCGTTGGGCCAACTTTGGTATCATAGAGTAACATGCCCGATCAGCGAATATTTTGTAGCGTTCCGTGGACGAATACGCATATCTATTGGGATGGCAGTTTTGGCATGTGCTGTAGTGAGCGCGAACAGCCACACACAGATCCTGCACAGTTCAACATAAAAAATCTCACAGTGGATCAATGGTACAACAGCAAACCTATGCAGGCCAAGCGACAGGCCATACTGGGCAGTGAACCCATCAATGGCTGTAGAGACTGTTACCGAGAAGAAGCGCACGGGCACGAAAGTCGACGCATAAGAGAAAACTTCAAAACTGTGATCTTCACTGAGCAGGCATTTGATCGCAGTTATCAACAGAGTCCCATGCGTGATGCATTTGCCACAGTGACCGATCGACAGCCCATTGACTGGCACATAGACCTGGGTAATGAATGCAATTTGGCCTGCAAGATGTGCTATCCCCGAGCCAGCAGTAAAATCAGCGCCATTTATCAAAAGTGGCAACTGATAGATGTCACTGCCAATCGCAACTGGACTGTCAACGAAGAGTCCTGGCAGTCGTTCAAACACAGTATCATGGCAACCAAAAATCTAAATAGACTGCACTTCATGGGCGGTGAACCCATGCTGAGCAAAAGATTTATTGAGTTGTTGGATTTCCTAATAGCGCAAGGCCGTACAGACATCAGCATCAGTTTTGTCAGCAATGGCACAATGGCGTACGAACAGGCTGTTGCTAGATTAAAACAGTTTAAGTCGTGCGATATTGAAATCAGTATAGAAAGCGTCAAAGATAATAATCATTATATTAGACAAGGATCCGCTACTGCTGATGTAAAGCGAACTATCTTGGAACTGGCTCGGCATCAAAGCAATACCTTCAACATTGTGTTGCGTACAGTGCCACAACTGTTGAGTGTAAACAATTATGATGAATTAATTAGATGGGCATTGCAGAACCGATTGGCAATTCAAAGCATTCCGTTGACTGAACCAGACTACTTGCAAATTTGTGTATTACCCACCGATGTCAGAAACCGGTTGATTCCCAAATACACAGAATTGCTATCGCAGTTAAATGAACTGGTTCCGGACCGTGTTGGACTCACTACCGGTAGAAACACAGCCAATCTAGAATCTATGTTGTCCCGACATACCGAAACAGTTATCAATATGTTGTCGGCACCCGAACCCAATGATATAGCAGGATTACAACAACAGTTAACACACTGGTTGATCAAATGGGATCGGGAATTTGGACTAGATGCCGGAGAATTTTATCCTGAGTATAGAGAATTTTTACTAGAGCATGGATACCAAATATAATACTAGATTTGCTGTGACATTAACAGGTACGGGTGGTGCCAAAATCACCTACGGCATAGACGATGAGATCTGCAATACCATTGCCGTAGACGGTACTGTGACACTGTATTTCTGTTTGGATTTGACCACGGCTGATCATCGATTCTTCTTTGAATTTGCCAACAAAACCAACGACACACCCGACATGATGGTCGTTGTGGATTCGGTCAGTGTAGAAGGTATACAAACTGATAGGCTAAAATGGTCCGGGACATATACACCCAACTATCCCGAACCCTGGGCCAGCACACAGGACAATTTGGCTCCAACTCTTCCGGGTGCAACCCATTTGGGATGGAATGGGCGATGGGAATTGGTATTCTCTGTGCCCATTTTTACTTGGTTGCACCAAAAGGAACACTTAGGGTGGATTTACAGTTGACACAAAAATAAAGTATGTATATAATACATGTATGACTACACCACGAATTGGTTTTGCTTGCAAATGGATCAATGATCCTTCAGAGGTCGGAGGCATGAAAGTAAATGCCGCAGACCGTGATCTCAACGGCAGAAGTACCACCATGCGTTGGCTTAGAGAACACAAAGCCGAAGCCGAACAACGACAGTGGGACATCATGAATCACAATGCCAGCGCCGCTCTAAAATTGGTTGAGCGTGTGGGCAGTTTGGCACCACACCTGCGTATGGTACGCTTGGGTAGCGAAATGCTACAGGGCTACACCGAAAAAGATTGGCAGGCCTGGTGGCAACGACAGGAAATACAAGATCATTGTGCAAAGATCTTTGCACCTGTAGGTGAAACCGCACGACGACTAGGTGTGCGTCTCAGTTTCCATCCCGGGCAGTTCTGTGTGCTGGCTAGTGAGTCGGATGTGATTGTGGAGCGTAGCATTGAAGAATTCGAATACCATGCCGACATGGCTCGTTGGATGGGCTATGGTCGCACATTCCAAGACTTTAAGATCAACATACATATCAGTGGCAAGCGTGGTGCCCAAGGCATGCGTGATGTGTATGGTCGCTTATCGCCTGAAGCTCGCAACTGCATGACCATAGAGAACGAGGAGAATAGTCATGGCCTGGATACTTGCATCAGCCTTTCCGATCTGGTGCCTACTGTTTTGGATATACATCATCATTGGATCCGAGAGGGAGAATATATCCAGCCTGGAGACGATAGGGTTCGCCGTGTTCTTGATAGCTGGCGGGGTGTGCGTCCAACTCTCCATTATAGCGTTAGTCGCGAAGACTATTTGGTAGGTCACGATACAGCAGTGGTACCCAATTACTCTGCATTGCTAGAGTCCGGGCATAAAAAACAAAAACTGCGAGCACATTCGGACTTCTATTGGAATTGTGCAGTTAATGAATGGGCCGGGGCATTCTCAGCCACACACGATATCATGTGCGAGGCAAAAGGCAAGAATCTGGCTAGTCGTGCTTTTGCTGAAGAATTGATTCAAAAAGGTATTCTAAATCTGAATTAAAATCACTGTACCATTTGCTGTCCATCATGACCGCAAAATTGTGATCTACAATGGGTTGTATCTGTTTCAGTATTTCTTCTTGTGGTTGCTGTATTAACCATTGCAGTTGATCGCAGGCCATGCCCCATCTGCGGTCGGGGTCTGCTTCAAGATCATAACTTTCGTCAATTACTTGACCAAAAGTTTGAAAGCCCAGTTCCCGTAGTCGTGCCAAATATCCTTGCCCAGCAAACATAACAAACAGTCTACGAGCAATGATTGGTTTGGCAGTTTTTTCTGTAAAGAACGCAAACTCATTGGAATAACAAGTTTCTGCCACAATCGAATAGGCAGTGCGATTGTATATATCAATGGGTATGACCTGACTGATACTCATTTTTAATCCGAAGTATTCGACCATGTCCACAGTCCATCTGGGACGATTAGCAAAACGCAGTCCAGGTTGTTCCCACGCCCACAGCAATTCATTTTCAGCAAAGTCAATTTCATGCTCGTTGAAATAGGTCATGAAGTAGTGCTCGGCACGAAGATGTTTTGTAACATACTGATTGATAAAATCTCTGTGAAGTTTTTTACGGCCCAACAATATGTCGAAATGATTTTCTTTGACTCCGCACTCGAGTCGTTGTAGTATTTCGGGCAAGTAGTTTTGATAAAAATGTCTACTGGTGTGGAACCAATCCATATACAGTTTTACTTGAGCCAACTTCAGCGGCTCCTGTACAAAACCAGCAACATAAAACACAATCTTCTCACGATCAAACCGGCGCATAAACTCCATGCTGGTACGATGTAGTTCTGTTATGGTGATCACAACAACTTCGCAGTGGTCGTATATGGACTCAACCAACTGATCAAAATCGGGGTCGTTGGGGAAAGGCCAATGCAGTAAGGCCGCACGATTGCGATGTTGGAACTGCAAAAAATAAGTGGGCGCATCATGGTAGATGGCCCACTCTTTGATGTCGTTGTTTTGAAATTGGTCTAAGTGAAATTTACAAGTTGGACTGTTTACCAACACACCAAAATCAATTGCCGACATTACTTAGCCGCTGGTTTTTTGGTCCTTGTGGTAGCCTTCTTGACTGCGGCACCTGCGGCCTTGGCCTGGGTAGCAGTTTTCTTAGCAACAACTTTGACTTCTTCGGCAACTTCTTTGACTTCGGCAACAACAGCTTCTTCAGCCTTGACCACTGCCTGTTCGACTTTGATCACTGCCGCTTGAGCATCTGCTGAGTCTACTTTACCGTCTTTGTTAACATCAAGTGCTTTGGGCTTGTTGAAAACCAAGTAAGTCACAACAACAATAAAAACAATACCTAAGATATATTCCATTTTGATCTCCTAAAATTGAAATGTACTTGTATTTACTCTTTTAAGTAT